CCCACAATGTTGGCACCACTTGGTTTACCCTCGTGAGAGAGCAACATAGTCTAAAATAAATTAAACTATGAACAAATGATTAATAGTAAATTAAATCACAGGTGGATAACTTGTATAAACAAGTTGTTACCTACGATAAATGTACTACATCATAAGAAACCAAATCAAAATATTGATAAGTTTCGGAACATGGTCCAATCCATGGTTGTTAATCATGGAGAGGCATATACAATCAAAAGATTAAAATCCTTAAGATTGCTTGTGCAACAGACTGCTTTAAAGCAGCCATTGACAGCCATACCCTTCTGTAAAACAGATAGTGATGGCTTTCCAAGTATAATCAAATACTTGAAACCTGTTCCAAATGATGTCTACAGTATGCGGTACTCGCTCTCAGTAATGAGAGTCATTGAGTCATTTCGGTGTTTACCGGAATACTCAGTTAGTACTATAACTGATAAGTCAACTGCTAAGCAAAGCTTAGTAGAAGAAATATCAAGTTACATCCGCACGTGGAAGTTTCTTGAGCAAATGCCCAAGTTACAACCATCAACTCTTGTAATGAGTAACAGAGCAGGTCCAAATGGGCCTGCAACTATTACAGCGATCCAGGATCTAACTGCTTTAAGGCAGAGAGAGCCAGAATTGTTATCTAGTATCAAAGAAATGTTGGGGTTAACAATCCCTCATCTTGATCTAGATTCATACAAGTCGCACGAGGAGACAGGCTTAATAGCCTCTAAACTCGTTCTGTTAAGCGATAAGGCGTGTAAAACACGTGTTATTGCGATAGCAGATTGGTGGTCTAACTCAGCACTTTCAAGTTTGCATAATGCATTCTTAAAAGCTTTGCGAAAGTTACCAAGCGATGTTACTTTCAGACAAAATAAGATTCCAGACCTTATAAAAGGAATGGGACTTAACTTATATAGTTCTGATATGACAGCTTTTACAGATAGGTTCCCAATTGAATTGGAAATCGCTCTTATAGAAGCTGCATACGGTGCTAAGATAAGTGGGTTATGGAAACAAATAGTCTCAGAAAGAACTTTTCATCATCCAATGGGTGATGTTAAGTATTCCTGTGGCAATCCCATGGGCTTGTTAAGCTCATGGCCTGTATCAACCCTTACACATCACGCTGTAAAGCAATGGTGTGCCAGTCAAGTAGGAGTAAATAATTACAAATACTTAATACTGGGCGATGATACTTTGGATACTAATAAATTAGTATACCAAAAGTATATCGAAACGATTGATAAATTAGGTGTTTCTATATCTCTCGCTAAAAGTACGCAGAGTGAAAACGGCTATGCCGAATTCGCAAAACGACTTTTCGTCAACTGCCATGAGGTTACCGGTCTCCCGGTCCACATTTTAGAAGACGTACGGACAAAACCTGAACAAGCTTTAGAGTTTGTAAAGATTTGCCGTGAGCGAGGGTACGAGGATAAGTACCTCGGCCCGTCTTTGGTTCTCTACCTAGAATCCCATAACAAAGGGAAAATGGTAGCAGACATGTTGTCTCTTCCGGAATCAGTAACTGGAATGCCTCCATTATTAGAGGTTAAACCAGGAAGCTGGGCTGAAGCTTTGCTCCAGCTACCAGAAGAGTGTCTAACGCAGCAACTAGCAATTGCTAGGAACTACGTATTTTGGACAACAACAATCGGGATTAACAAGCCCGATACTCCAAAGAAAGTCTGTCAAGTGACTGTAGTACCGAACCATCCTTTGGTTTTCGCACTTAGCGAACAACTTATGGATTATCTTCCGGAAACGGAAGATGAGTTCAGTATTTACAACTCGTGGATGAAAGGAGACTATCGAGAAATGGCAAACGTGCCAAATATCGATACATATCGTTATTACAATAAAGGGCATTATGCCACTAAATGTAAATACGATGTATTACATGCCTTACTAGAATTATCTAGGGGCAATTGTAATATCCCTTTGCATATGCCGACACAGTTAGATAACTATGAGTTATTCGACTTAGGCTTTAGAGTCGCTCAAGATGAGCTACTCCCATCGTAGAGTAGGTAAAACCTACCACCCGGAGAGTTTACGCCCAAAGGGG